GGTCAACTATTATTTGGGGCTGCTTCTGTTATTAATCCTACTTTAGGAAATATATTACAAGGTGTTACATCACCAAAAGAAGCTCTTGCAGAAATAACTAAATCTGGTGTAAGCCAAGATGACAAAATTAAACTGCAACAATTAATATATGATCAACAAAATAAAGAGCTAGAAGCTGTTACATCAAGATGGGAGGCAGACTCAATGTCCGATTCTTGGTTATCGAAAAATGTACGTCCACTAGTACTCGTATGGTGTATATGTATATTTTCATTAGCAGGAATTTTAGATAGTGTAGAAAACATACCTTTTCAAATTAATTCATTATGGAATGATACTTTTGAGAAGGTCATGATGGCTGTCGTTCTTGCCTATTTTGGCGGACGTACAACTGAAAAAGCAACGAGTATATATAAAAATTAATAATAATCAAATAAAATTTAAATTATGAGTGAAAAAGTGAATAAATTAGAAACAGAAGAATTCGACAAAATAATTGATTTTCAAAAGAAGATAAGAACTATGTTGCAAAATATGGGAGTTTTAGAATCTCAAAAGCATGCAATTTTACATGACTTAGCTGGTGTTAATGAAGATCAAGAAAAGCTAAAAAAAGAATTAGAAGAGAAGTACGGAGCCATTAATATTAATTTAGAAGATGGTTCATATGAGGCGATTAAAGATAATGTCGAGTAATATAAGAAAAATCAGTATAGGAGCAGATTATAAAAATGACGCAATGCATTATGCTGTAGGCCAACAAGTTTATGGGGGTCATGAAATTTCTCATATATTACATGAAGAGAAAGATAATTCTTATAATATTTTAATTAAAAAAAACAAAGAAATTGTACCTTGGAAAAAATTTAATTCTCATATGGCAATTTCTGTTGAATATGATTTAGAATATTAATGAAAGGTTTATTTAATTTTATTATATCTCCTATTGATGGAAGGTATAATAATGAAAAAAAAGTAGGAGATTCTAAATTAATTGTAAATACAAATATAGAAGAATTTGTATATATAAATAGAATGGCTACAGTAATTTCTATACCTACAGCTATTGACACTAATATTAAAAAAGGTGACATAGTTGTTGTACATCATAATATATTTCGAAGATGGTATGATGTACGAGGTAATGAAAGAAATAGTAGAAATTATTTTACAGAAGATTTATATTTTTGTCCTTTAGAACAAATATATTTATATAAACAAAATAAAGAATGGATAACCAATCTTGACTATTGTTTTATAAAACCAGTTAGAGAAACTGATAAGTCTAAAGTAGAAATATTAAAACAACAAAAAGGCGTGTTAAAATATACTAATAGTATATTAACACAACTAGATGTCCATAAAGAAGATGTGGTAGGATTTAATCCTATGAGAGAATGGGAATTTATAATTGATGGACAATTATTATATTGTATGAAATCTAAAGATATTGTTATTAAATATGACGAATATAAAGGAAACGAAACTGAATATAATCCAAGCTGGGCACAAAGCAGTTGAAGAATTAATCAAAGTTGCTAAAGAACCAATTGTAGATTCAGACGATGATATTTCCGCAGATAGATTAAAAAATGCTGCAGCCACTAAAAAATTAGCTATATTTGATGCTTTTGAAATTCTTAATAGAATTAATGAAGAAAAAGATATGTTAGAAAATAAACCTAAAAAAGTTAAGAAAGAAAAAACTTTTAAAGGTTTTGCAGAAGGGAGGTCTAAATAATGTATAAGCAAACTTTATATAAAGTCCTAACTAACTATATTAAACCTAAAGTTATAAAAAGATTAAATCGTTATAAAAAATGGGAATATGGATATAATGATGATCATGATGTTATAGTTATTAGTAAGACTGGGCAGATTGGAGAAATTTATGAAATACAAAATCTTAAAATTGCTTTACCCAAAGTACCTAAAACTGTTGTTAAATTTGAAAATAATTCATGGCAAAAGCATGAATATACTAAAGAATTACAAAGAATAAAAACAGTATTTGATTGGAAAGATTATCCAGAAGAGTTTAAAGAAAAATGGCATAATTATATAGATGAAGAATTTAAAAGGAGAGACGAAGGATTTTGGTTTAAAAATAAAAATATTAATACTTATCTTACTGGGACTCACTACATGTACTTGCAGTGGAGTAAGATTGATGTTGGGGCACCAGATTTTAGAGAAGCCAATAGATTATTCTTCATATTCTGGGAAGCTTGTAAAGCCGACAATAGATGTTATGGAATTTGTTACCTTAAAAACCGTAGATCAGGATTCTCTTTTATGGCCTCAGGAGAGATTGTAAATTTAGCTACTTTAGCAAGTGATTCAAGATACGGAATATTATCTAAAACTGGACCCGATGCTAAAAAAATGTTTACTGATAAAGTTGTACCAATATCAGTTAATTATCCATTCTTTTTTAAACCGATTCAAGATGGTATGGATCGACCTAAAACAGAATTAGCATATAGAGTTCCAGCTTCTAAATTTACTAGAAGGAAGATAGAATTAGGTACCAAAGAAGAAGAATTAGAAGGGCTTGACACAACTATTGACTGGAAAAATACTGGAGATAATAGTTATGATGGAGAAAAATTACAGTTATTAGTACATGACGAATCTGGAAAATGGGAAAGACCAACTAATATTTTAAATAATTGGCGCGTAACAAAAACCACTTTAAGATTAGGGAGTAGAATTATTGGTAAATGTATGATGGGATCTACTTCAAATGCTTTAGATAAAGGAGGTGATAACTTTAAAAAATTATATAATGATTCAGATGTTACAAAAAGAAACGCCAATGGACAGACTCGCTCAGGACTCTATTCTCTGTTCATACCTATGGAATGGAACTACGAAGGATACATCGATTCTTATGGCTTACCTGTATTCCAAACCCCCAAAGCCCCGAGTTTTGGACCCCATGGAGGAAGAATTAAAATTGGTGTTATCAACTATTGGGAAAATGAAGTAGATGGATTAAAAGATGATGCCGATGGATTAAATGAATTTTATCGTCAATTCCCAAGGACTACAAAACATGCATTTAGAGACGAAACTAAAGAATCTTTATTTAATTTAACTAGAATCTATGAACAAATAGATTGGAATGAAGATATAAATTATAATAATATAATTACTAAAGGAAATTTTATATGGGAAGATAGTATCAGAGATAGTCGTGTATTATTTATGCCAAATCCAAAAGGAAAATTTCATATTTCCTGGCTACCCCCTAAAAATCTTCAAAATAGTGTAATTATAAAAAGAGGAATGAAATATCCTGGTAATAAACATCTGGGCGCATTTGGATGTGACCCTTATGATATATCAGGGACAGTGGATAAACGAGGTTCAAATGGATCATTACATGGATTAACTAAATGGTCTATGGAAAATGTTCCTGCAAATCATTTCTTTTTAGAATATATAGCTAGACCACAAACGGCTGAAATATTTTTTGAAGATGTGCTTATGGCACTAATCTTCTATGGAATGCCTATCTTAGCGGAAAATAACAAACCTAGACTTTTGTATTATTTACGTCGCAGAGGATATAGGCATTTTTCTATTAATAGGCCAGATAAAGCTCTAACTAAATTATCAGTAACAGAAAGAGAAATTGGCGGGATACCAAATTCAAGTGAAGATATAAAGCAAGCTCATGCTGCAGCTATTGAAACTTATATTGAAACTTTTGTTGGTAATTTAGGAGAAACCTATGGAGATTTATATTTCCAAAGAACTTTAGAGGATTGGGCAAGATTTAATATAAACAATAGAACATCACATGATGCATCTATTAGTTCTGGGTTAGCCTTGATGGCGTGTAATCAGCATAGATACAGACCTCATGCTAAAATTGAAAAACAAGAAGTTCTTTTAAATTTTGCAAAATATGATAATAGTACGGGTAAAAATTTATCAAAATTAATAAAATAAATGATAACAACTAATTATAACAGTAGCTTTCCAAGTCAGGTAGTACCAGATGAAGAAAAGGCGTCGTTGGAATATGGAACATTGGTAGGGCGAGCTATTGAAAATGAATGGTTTAGAAATACACGAGGTGGTGGAGATAGATTTATTGTTAATTTTAATCAATTTCATACTCGTAGATTATATGCAAGAGGAGAGCAACCTATCCAAAAATATAAAGATGAACTAGCTATTAATGGTGATTTATCTTATCTTAATTTAGATTGGAAACCAGTACCTATTATATCTAAATTTGTAGATATAGTAGTTAATGGAATGTCCCAAAGAAATTATGAAATAAAGTCTTATGCTCAAGATCCTGAGTCTCAAAAGAAAAGAACTACTTATGCAGAAACTCTTTTAAGAGATATGAATGCAAGGAGTTTTATTGAAATGATACAAAAAGATACTGGTGTAAATATGTTTCAAACTGCAAATCCAGAGCAATTACCAGAAAATAAAGAAGAATTAAGTTTACATATGCAGCTTAGTTATAAGCAAAGTATTGAAATAGCAGAAGAAGAGGCTATTACAAATGTATTAGCTAATAATAAATATCATGAAACAAAAAGAAGATTACTATATGATCTTGTTGTTTTAGGTATTGCTTGTTCTAAAACTAACTATAATACTTCTAATGGAATTACAGTTGACTATGTAGATCCTGCTAATTTAGTATATTCTTATACAGAGGATCCAAATTTTGAAGATATATATTATGTAGGCGAAGTTAAATCAGTAAGTATTGCGGAATTAGCTAAACAATTCCCACATTTAACTGTAGAGGAAATGGATAAAATCCAAAAGTTTCCTGGTACACAAAATTATTTAAGAAATTGGAATGAAGATCCAGATATTATTCAATTATTATATTTTGAATATAAAACTTATTCAGAACAAGTTTGGAAAATTAAACAGACTGATCAAGGATTACAAAAATCTCTTAAAAAAACAGATTTCTTTGATCCGCCTCCAAGTGATAAATTTGATAAAGTAAGCAGAAAAATTGAAGTATTATATTCAGGAGTTAAAGTCTTAGGTATTGAGAATATGCTAGAATGGAAAATGGCAGAAAATATGACTCGTCCAGCAGCTGATACTACTAAATGTAGAATGAATTATGTTATTACAGCTCCAAGAATTTATAGAGGTAGGGTAGAATCGGTAGTAAGTAAATGTACTGGGTTTGCGGATATGATCCAATTAACGCATTTAAAACTTCAACAAGTAATATCTCGTATGGTACCTGATGGAGTATTTG